TTGTCGTCATGGCGCCCATCCGCTCCAGGCCTGATTTTCAAAAAGGCGCGGCGCTTTCCCCAGCGCGGCGCTGGCGTTGACGACCGGGCCCGCCGTATTGATGGCGTCGCGCTGATAGGTATAGGTCGATGAGACGCTATAAGCGGTCGGGCCGCCGGCCGAGTCCCAGGCGATCAAACCCTGATAGCCGCCGGGCCGCGTGATCGTCGCCGTCCATTGCGAGCCGGTGTCGGCGGTCGCGCCGGAGAGGCAGAACGTCGCGTCGAAGGCCGCGCCGACCGAATAGGAGACGCCGAACTTCGGCTGAACATAGGTCGTCGATGCGACGGCGATGTTCTGCTTCCAGTTCCAATAAACCGGCGTCGCGATCGGCACGACGGGAGCCGTCGTCGCGCCCATGGTCGGCGTGCCGGACGGCTGCTCGGTGAACGCCATCTGCGCGCCGAGATTATTCATTGATCCCGCCGCGAGGCTGACCGTGACGCCGACATTCATTTGCTGGCCGAAGCTCGCCGTCACGATGCCGCTGCTTGGCTCGAATCCGATCGACGTGGAGCCGGATGCGCCGGATTGAACGGTTGTCGGCGTGTAGAGACGGATCGCCACGCCCGCCGTCGCCCCATTCGTGCAGGCCCCAACGACCTGCGTCACGACGCCGAAGCCGGCGTCCGTCGTGTTCGAAGTCCAGTTCGTCGGCAGCGCGCCGGTCACCGTTCCGCCGGAGACGACGCCCGCCGAGAAGCCGGTTCCGTTCGGATTGCGGACCATATTGGTGGCGGCGCTGCGCGTCGGGCATTGCGCGATCGTCGCGCCGGCGAGCCAAGATTGCATGGCGCGATAGCCCATGCCCCGCCCGTTCAGCGCGGTCGGGTTGGCGGCCCCGAGCCAGTAATCGAGCGAGGTGTTGCCCCCCGCCGGCCGATCCCAGGCATAGGGCATGTTGACCGTGGCGAAGCAGGCCATGAACAGAAGGTCGAGCGAGCCCATCGCGTAAGGATCGCTGGTCGAATTCGAATAGCCGCCCTCGGTGATGTAGATCGGTTTTCCACTCCGGCCATATTGCGCCAGCAAGGCTTGATAGAAGCGGGTCGTGTTGTCCCACTGCTCAAGGTTGTCCTTGATCGCGACATTGAGCGGGTAATTGTGCCAGGCGAAGCCATCGACGCATTGGCCGCCGCCCGCCGCGAAATATTTGGCGTGATAGGTCAAGCCGTTGCCGTAATAGGTGCTGGGTGAAAGCACCTTGGTCTGCGGCGAGATCGCGTGTGCGACGGCGCACAGGCTGTTTTCCATCGTGATCAGATCGGCGAGCGTTCCCGCGTAGCCGGTGACGGAGGTGGAGTCGCTGACCTCATTCCAGACCTCGACGGCGTCGATCTTGTTGGCGTAGCGCGTCAGATAGGCCGTGACCCAATTGGTGTAATCGGTCAGGTCGGTCGGCGGATATTGCGTCGGCTGGGAACCGTTCGACCATGTCGGCGCGAAGCCGAGCACATATTCGATCTTGTAATGATTGGCCTGGGCGAAGGGCAGATAGGAATCCATCGCGCCCCAGCCATAGCAGGGGTCCGCCGGGTCGGCCGGGTTGATCGGACGGCATGAGGCGATATTGTTCCAGTTGCCGCCCAGGTGCTTGGTTTCGGAGATATAGACCGGCCGGGGGTCGCTCTGCGAGGCGAGATTGAAGCCGAACAAGCTCAAAGGGACATAGACGCCATCTGCGCTGGCCGCGCCAAACAGGAGCGCCCAGAATGCGATAGCGAAGCAAAAGAGGGGCATGTCGGCCTCAGTTCGTGCAATAGAAGACGACATAATTGACCGTGTCGCCGGAACCGGCCGTCACCACGCCGACGCGAGCGTAAGGCCAGCTTGACGTAGTGTTGGCCTGCGCAGTTCCGCCGGCGCCGGGGTTCACAGTCGATCCCACGTTGGTCCAGTTCGCGCCGTCGGGGCTGTACTGGATCTGCCAGACGGCGGCGGTGGTGGTCACGGCGCCGTTGAAGACGAACAACTGGTTATTGCGGCATCCGGCGACGCTCCACGTCGGGGTGGTCGAGCCGCCGGTATTAGCGACGATGCTGCGGTCGAAGAACTGCCGGATCAGCGGCGCCGGGGCCGTGCCGCGCGTCGCGACGATCGAGAGCGTGAACGAGGGCGTCGTGCCGCCCACGGTCCATTTCCAGCGCCGCGTCCCGGTCAGCAGCATGTTCGGGACCGTCACCGTCCCAGTCGTGGTGATGCGCTGCAACTGATAGATATCGTTCCAGGTCGTTCCGGCGTCCTGGCTCTCCTGCAAGGTCAGGTCGAGCGTCGGGTTGGTCCCGCTCGCCGCCGTGACATTGACCACCGCGCCGAGCGAATTGCCGCCATCGAGCGCCAGCGTCGCGCCATTCGCCGTCGTCGTGATCGCCTGCGACGCCAGATCGGTGACGACGACGCTCTGCGCCTTCATCTGGATCGGCGGCGTCAAAGCCGCTGCGGCGATGGCGTTGGCGACGGTGGAGTCCTGGACCGCCAATGGATTCGCGCTGGCGCCGAACTTGTTGCCGGCGCCGTCCTCAAGGACGACGCCATTCGCGCAAATCCCTCCGGCGCACCATTGCCCGGCATGGAGCGGAGCGAAGGCGAGCGCCAGCGCGCCCGCAAGAAAAAGCCTTGCAAGTTTCATGAGTTTTGTCCTCACGACGTCGAAACAGGCAGAAGAAGAATTTTCAGCGACAGGCGCACCGATCCGCCAGTGAACGCCGATCCGGCGCCGGTAATGATGATGTTCGTCGCTGAATAGTTGCCGAAGGGGCCGACGATGCCGTAATTCGTCGATCCGGCCGCAAGGGAGAGACCTGAACCGAAGCGCGAAGTTGAAGCGCCCGAATCACCTTGTCCGGTCTGGTCGCCGACCGAGAACGAGGTCGCGCCGGTGATCGTCATCAGGACACGGCAACTAACGCCAAGTACGATGCAATTGGCGGGGATCGGCGTCCCGACGGTGACCGAAGTCCCCGAGGACAACGTCACGGTCTGCTCGATGACCTGAAACTGGATCGCCGCGCCATTGGCGCCCTGCGCGACCTGTTGCAGCGCGCTCGCGCCGAGCGCCTGGTCGATGATCGTCCATTTGCTGGAGCCGTTGCTTTCGAGCGCCAGATAGCCGTAAGCCGTGGCGATCGAGGCCGAGGTCGCGCCGTCAATCGTATCCGACCCGCTGCGCGCAATCGTCAGCGCATTGGTCGCCGAGCAATTGCCGCTTTCATCAAAGATCGTCAGCGCCGTCCCGGTCGGATAGGCCGAGGCCGCCGGCAGCGTGACGGTGCGCGCCGCCGTCAGCGCCGTATAGGCGACGCTTCGATCGGTAGCGAGGACCGTATAGGCGGCGTCGGAGACGGCTGTGCGGCCATTGGTGATGACCTCCGACAGCTTCGCGGCGGCGAAGCCCCCGGCGGTCACGCCGTCATGGACCGTGATGCGATTGTTCGTCGTATCGACGATCAATTCGCCCTGGGCGCCCACATAAGCGGCGACCGTCGCCGCCACGTCGCGGCGCCGTTTGACTTGAACGGACATGCGTCGATTCCTGTTAAGAGGTCAGATTGCCGAGGTCGATGATCGAGACGACCGGCGCCGCCACGGTCCCGAAATCGTCGGTTTCGGAAACGGCCTGGCTGGCGAGGCCGTAGTCCATCGCGGTCCCGACCGCCAAAGTCGTAGCGACCGGGCCAAGCACGCCCGTCCCCTGAATCTGGTAGGGATAGGCCGCGCAGGTCGAAATATCCTGCGCCGCGCTGCCGAAGATGTTGACGCTCTGGAATTTCAGATAGACCGTCTGGCCGATCTCGGCGTTGGGGACGTCATATTTGAGGATCGCGCCATCGAGCAGGCAGAAGCTCGCGCCCAGCGCGTGGGCGCCCGGAGTCGAGCCGTTCAATCCGCGGTAAAGCGCCGTCAGATTGTATTTGCTCGTCGCCGTCAGCGTCGCGGTGGTATAGGCGAGATATTCGCCATCGACATAGCAGAGGGTAACGCCGGCCGCCGCGCTGGCGCTGTTCGTCGTTTGCAGCGTCCCGGCGCTTTCGGTCAGATCGACCGCGAGCGCGTTGGCGTTGTCCGGGGCCGAGCCCACATAGGCCGCAAGCGAGGCCGAAAGCACGCCCTGGCGCGCGGGGACGGCGATGGAAGACACTTCCGAATAGCTGATCCCATCGAGCGAGGCCCAGACGATGCAGCCGCCCCAGTTCGGATCAGCGCTTTGCGCGCTGGCGCCGATCCACAACTGTGTCGAACCGCCAGAAAGAGAGGGCGGCGGCTCGATGATGAGCGGCGTATTGACCGAATTCGGCGTCACATCGGCGGCCGGCACGCCATTGCTCTTGGCCTGGACCGGATAGGCGACGGAGGTCGCCACACCCTGCGGGAATTCCTCGGCTGTGATTGAGAGCGTCCCGTCGTCCGCTTCCTCAATGTCCGTGATCCGGACGACGGTCGCGTTCAGCCCGAGAAGTGGATCGGTCAGGCTGACCAAATCCATCGGATCGAGCAGGCAGAATTCGGCCGAAAGCCGGAATTCATAAGTATTGCGAATATAAAGACCGCGCTGCAAGATCAATTGCGCGGCTTTCTGGCCGACCGCGATGTCGCAAATTTCATGCGCCGTGACGGTCGAACCGGCGCGCAGGCCGAAGCGTTCAATTGCCGACTGGTCGAAAACGGTGACCGGCCCGGTATTGTAGGAATCGTTCCGAGCCTGGATTTCGACGCTCTGCTGATTATAGCCGGCGTAAGGGTCCGACCGCGTGATCTTGATCGGGTCTTCCCCGTCTGAGTGAAGGAAATCATCGTCCGTCAGGGCATAGAGGACCGTCAGGTTCGGAGTCCAGGTCTTGCCGCTCGCCGTGATCGCGCTGTCGCCGAGGGGAAGGAATTTGAGCAAGCCGCCCGACCAGACCACCGTCGAATTGGTGAGCTGCAGCCAGCGCGACAGGATCGACGAAGCCGATTCCTTTGAGTTAAGGACGGGGCTGAACGCGATTCCCGCCGTCCAGCAATAGGTCTGGTAGGACGAGTCCCCGGCATTGGCGTAAAGCGAATTCGCGTCAATGGACGCAGCGGGGAAACCGACGCCATATTGCGAATTGGTCAAGAAATCATAGAGCACCTGGGCCGGGTCGCAATCGAGCCCGTTGACCCCCGAGCCTGATAGAAAGCCGCAGACCTCGAAATTATTTTCGCCGACGCTCGCCGCCGCCCCAAGGTCGTAAATCTGGTTGCAGACATAGGCGACGCCTGGATAGCCCAAGGCTTCCGAGGGATAATAGACGGAGGCCCACGCCCACGGCGCTTGTGGCGTCGTTCCGGTGAACAGACTTAAGCCAAGCGCCGCCAGATTTGTCGGCGTCGTCGATGACGTCCAGATGTTTCCGATTTCCAGGATCGGGCCTTCGCACAACGCCATGATGATCGCCGCGCGATAGTCATAGCTCGTCGCCTGTTTGCTGCTGCCGACGCCACCTTTGCCGCCACCCTTGCCACCGGAATATTGCGGCAAGGCGAGGAAATGATTGTACCAGATGACGTTCGGCGACAGGACATTGCGGCCCCAGGCGATCGGGATGGGGACCGCGCTCGAAGTCGACTGGATTTGCAGTCCGGAATATTTGGTGATCTGGGTCGCCGTCGAATTGCCCGAGCGCAGAATACCCATCAGCCAGCCACCTTTTTCGCCCAAATCGAGAAGAAGCGCAGCCGGCGCTTGGGATCGGTCAGAACCGGGTTTTGCGTCAGCCCTTCCTCGATGACAGCGCGAGCGTCATGCGAGGCATGGACGATACGAACCGGATCGGCCTCGACCACGATTCCGCCGTGCGAATAGGTCCGGCCATAGTGGAAAAGAGCGATGTCGCCGACGCCCGGCGCTTCGACCGGCCCGCAGCGTTCCTCGAAGAAGGCCAGATATTTTTCTTCGTCGCGGTGAAGCATCCAGTCGGGCGCATAGGGGCGCGGATCGAACGGCTCGACCATGCCGGAGTCGACGAAAACCCGGACGATCAACATGCCACAATCGACGCCCGCGCCCAAAACGTCGGCGCAGTTGTGATAGGGCGTGGCGATCCATTTGCGCGCCTCCGCGGCGACGCGATTTCTTTCGTTGGACTGGCGTTCCACGCCCTCGATTCGAGCGATGGTCATTTATTTTCCCCTTCCGCTTGTGGTGGTGGACGAGAGCGGGCCGGTCATGATCTGAGGCGGCGGGACATAGGCGAATCCCTTGAAGTTATTCAGATTATTGAACTTGCTGCCGCAAGTGTCCTTCGTGTGGTCGCAGCCCTGCGCCGCCGTGAAAACATCGCCGACGGCTGGCGCGCTCGGGAGCGGATAGGCAAGCAGCAGCCAGCCGGAACCGGCCGCCTTGATCGTCGCTTCGACGCCCGTGTTCGCGCCCGACGTAAAAGTGATCGTCCCTTGCTGAAAGGCCGAAATCGCGCCCGGCCAATTGATCGTCGTGCGGCTGGACCCGGCGAAGACATTCCCGGATGTCGAATAAGTTCCGCGCGCCAGGCCGCAGCCCGAGCCGTAAAGAACATGGACGCAATTCGACTGGTAACAGTTGCGCGGCATATCGATGTCGAGCAGCGTCAAATCCGACGCCACCGTGACCTTGGCTGTGGTGCGGCCGATTTCATCGATCTGCGCGACGCGGCCCTTGAAAAGCAAGACCGTCCCGATCGGGATGAGATTGCCGCCAGAGGTCGCCCAGGACGAGAAGAATGCGCGCTCGCGCTCGATGAAGGCGCCGTCGAAAAGCCCCTGCTGCAAGGCTTGAAGGAACGGGACGCCGCCAATCGTGTCCGTGGCGCGCGCGGCGATGACGATCTGCTGCTTGTCGACATTGGGGCCGCACGAAGCCTTGTATTTGAGGCCGGCGACGAGGACGGAATTCGCCAGATAGATTCGGCCATTCCAGAAGGCGGGCGCATCGACGCCGCTATAGGTCAGGACGGTCCCGCTCGCCAGCGTGATCGTGAACAAGTCGGCCATGTAGAGCGGCGCGTCGCCATTCGCGGTGCGCAGGCCGTTGAGAAAAGTCAGGAGCGCGCCCGTTGTGGTTTTCATCGAACCTGCCTGAATTTGACGCTCTTGTTGCTCCAAAGCCCGGACATGAAATTCTCGAAATCCCACTGATCGTCGAGAAACCGGCACTGGAAGGCGTAAGAGACATTCGCGACGATCGCCGCGCCATTGGCCGGCGCCGTCGCGAAGGTGATGATGTTGGGCGCGCTCAAGCTCCACCCGCCTGTCGAGACGCCGGCGACCGTGACGCCCGAAACCGCGACCGCATAGCTGACTGGCTCGACATAGCCGCCGATCGAGCGAACGAGCATGAAGCTTGTCGTCGCGCCGTCGCCGGTCGCAATGGCCTGGCCGCTGACCACATTGTCGGTCGGATCGACATAGAGGAAGGCGTTCAACTGGCCACCGAGGCCAAGGAAGAATCCCATTAATGTTTGCAGCGATTGGGATTGCAGGCCGGGAAACACGCCCGAAGAATCGAGCCCGTCGAAGGTCAGCTCGAATTCATAAAGCGCATGGGCGTAAAGCGCGGCGCGGACCTCGCGGCCCGATGAATGCGACGAAACCCGGGTCGAGAAGGTCGGCTTTTTGTGGACGCTCCACCCCTGTCCGGGCAAAGTCGGGAAGGTGGGGAGCGTCATCCTCGCACAGTCTCCAATTTCAGCGTTTTGGTAGCCCAGAAATTCGCGACGAATTGCTCGAAATCGAGATCGTCGTCCACGAAGCGCGCGACATGAGCTGCGGAAAAGTCGATCGTCAGCGCGACGCCGGCGGCGGGCGCCGTTGTGAAGGTCACGGTCGCCGGCAGGATGGAAACCGCATAGAGCGATCCAGAAACCACAACGCCATTGGCGTAAACAGTCGGCGCGCCCGTCAAGGCCTGGACGCGCTCGCTGTAGCCGCCGATCGCGCGCGCGATGACAAAGGCCCTGGTCGCTCCGTCCCCCGTCCCGAGCGCAGAGCCAGAAGCGAGGCCGAGGCCGCCGGGCGGCGCGAACAGGAAGGGCATGGCCTTCCCGGCCCGCGCAAGCAGGAAGCCGGTCACGGCCTGCAATTCAGCGTTGGCGGCGTCCGAGCGCAGGAAATTGAACGTCAGGTCAATATCCCACAGCGGCGAGGCCATCACGCCGGCCCGCGTCTCGCGCCCGGAAACCTTCGCCATCGTCCGCGTCGAGAACCGCGGGGAATAATGAACGCTCCATCCCTCCCCCGTCAGCGCCGGGAAAATGGCGTAGGAGCCCGCGCCGGGCGGCGCGTCAGCCGCCGGAGCCTGGACATAAGGCCCCTTGCCGCCGATCCAGCTGCCGGTCGCCCAATTGCCGCCGTCGCCCCATGCGCTTGCATTGAGCGGGAAGGTCGGAAAAGGGCGGGCGTCCCAATTCCAGGCGCAGCAAAATGGCGTCAGGATCATCGGGACGCCCGAGGCCGAAGTCTCGTTCTTGCCACCGGTCCAATAATCGTAAATCGCCTGTAGCCCGAGCGCTGCGAGAAGATCGTCGCGGCGCGGAACGAAGCTCGCGCCATCGGCGGAATCCCAGGTCGACCAAAACGGCGTGTCGCTCTCGGTCGATTTCGCGTCGAAAAAGACGTTCGGCTGATTGGTGCAGCGATCGATCGTGGCGAAGCCATATTCGACGAAGATCATCGGCTTGGATTTCGCCGCCCATTGCGTCGTCGGGCCATGAGGCGCCCATCCGAGGCCGTCGCTGGCGTCATAGATCGCTTGATGCGCGTTCTTCCACCACCACCGGAATTGCTTGCGGCC